CCCGCACCAACCGGCTCCGCCGGTTGCGTCGGTTGCGTCGGGGTCAGTTTGGCTGCCTCCGTAGGAGTCGGCCGCCCCCCGGTGAGAGTGGCGGCGATACTCCCACGTTCCCACTGTGCAGCACGCTCAATTTTGGCCGCAGTAGTCTCCTTCAGCCGCGGCGTGGTGCCTCGGCGGACCCGGCGTATGTAGGTGCCGGATATCCCGGCGCGTTCGTGGAACTGCGCCCACGGTATAGCTAGCTCAACCTCGACGCGGTGATCTAGGTGTCGGCCGAGTGCTTCCCAGTCAACACGCTGCCAGTCGATGTCGCCCCACCTGATGTTGTTGTCGCCCATGCCGAGGGAGGATAACGAGGTAGCAACGCGAGTGCACCGGCTAGTTTCAATCAGTGCCACTGTTGGGTGCATTTGCCTGGTTTTGAGGCGGGTTGGCGACTGTTTGTGCTGCTCAGGGCGATTGTGTGAGTTTCACCCCGCTGGCCCCTCTTGTTCCGTTGAGTGAAACGGGCATGTAGCCCCATCTCATGGGCCTTACGCCCACAGGCCACCCGGCAAGCAAGCCAACGCGCTTACAGTTTCACTTGGTATTGCCCAGTTGCGCCCACGTTGGTATAGTAGCCAACGTTACGGATTGAGATCGTGGCCTGAGGGGGTTACATGACCAGCGCAACCATCACCAGCAACAAGCAGTTCCTCGTCCACCTCGTTGACACCACCGACGAGCAGGGACAGCCCTGCGAATGGTGCTGCGACGAAACCAACACCTGCGTCGCCAACCTCTACATCGGCGAAGAGGGCGATCTGCACCACTCCTGCTTCGACTGCATCCCCACCCTGCTCGACGACCACACCGGCGAGCGTCCCGCAATCGTCGAGCTGGCCCGCGATGCCGCCGACAGCACGAAGCGCACCGAAACCATCGCCGCCTGACTCGCTTCCGATGTGGGCCACGGTAGCCGTCGCCCACCAACTGCCGTGGCCCACATCACAGCGAAACCAGATGAAACTCACGTAACCAACACCACCCCCACGACTCACACCAATACGCCCACAACATCCGAAACCGGTCATCACCGAGGGGACCCATGACCGAACCATTCACCATCGACCCACACCGAGCACGCATCGTGCTCCCCACCGACGCGCCACACCACGAATGGCTCGAAGAACGCTACAACGGCATCGGCGGCTCCGACATCGCCACCGCCGCAGGCATCAGCCCTTACGCCACACCCTTCCAACTGTGGCTCACCAAAACCCGACGCATCGACCCCAACACCCTCCACGACGACGAAACCCGACAGCTGTTCCGCATCGGACACGCCCTCGAACCCGTCGTTCTACGCCTGTTCGCCGAAGACCACCCATGGTTGACCATCACCTCCGGCGCCGGCACCTACGCCCGACCCGACACCAAACACCACAGGGTCAACGTCGACGGCCTCGCCTGGACCCCCAACGGTGTGCTGGATGGAGTCATCGAAGCCAAGACCGCGAACCACAGGCAAGCGGCAGCCTGGGCTGACGGAGAAGCACCGATCCAGTACGTCGTCCAATGCCAGTGGGCCATGCATGTAACAGGCGCCCCCCGCGCCTACCTCGTCGCGCTAGTCGACACCCACACCCTCACCACCAGGGTGATCGACCGCGACGAGTGGATCATCAACCAGCTCGTGGAACGCGCGGACGCTTTCTGGCGACTGGTGGAGACCGACACCCCACCCGAACCTGACCCCACCAGCACAACCCGCAAGATGCTCGGCCATACCCACACCGACCCAGAATCCGTGATCGACCTACCGGACGTGTGGGACGACGATCTCCGGCGCCGCGATGACCTCAGCCGACTCATCAGGGAGCTAGAAAAGGAGAAGGCCGGCATCGAGAACAGGTTGCGGGCACACATGGGCGAACACGAAACCGCTGTGTGTCGCGGACAGCGGGTCGCCACGTTCAAACGCTCCTCCAAGCCGCGCCGCAGCGTGTGTGAACGCGCCCTGGATGCGCTCCGGGACCACCAGCCGGACGCGTACCGGGACATCGTCACCGAGTCCCCGCAGCCGCGCGTGCTGCGGTTCACCAACCACTGACGCAACCAACAAGCGAAGGAGCACATTTCGTGTCCAACAACGCAACCCGCAACGCGCTCGCCTCAACCGCTGGGCCCGTGCCCCGCGTCGTGCCGGGACGCCCGATTCCGAAGCTCCGAACCCGCAAGCCCACCGGACTGCCCTCCTGGCCGCTCGTTCTCGTCGAAGGCGGCGAGAAAACCGGCAAAAGCTACCTCACCGCAGAGTTCACCGCCTCCGACAAGATCGGGCAGGCGTACTGGCTCGACTGGATGGAAGGAGCGGCCGACGAGTACGCCGCTATCCCCGGCGCCAGCTACGAAGTCCTCGAGCACGACGGCACCTGGAACGACATCGTCGGACAGATCGAAGCCGTAGCCCACGAAGCCGCCCGCGCTCTCTCTGAGGGGGAACCCCCCGTCGTTCTGATCATCGACTCCATGACTGCCGAGTGGGATCACCTCAAATCCTGGGCGCACTACCAAGTGTCCCGCACCAAACGCGGACGCGAACTCCTCTCCCGAGACCCTGGCGCCGAGCTGCCGGTGCCGATGAACGTGTGGAACGACGCGAACGACCGCCACTACAAGCTGATGCGCGTCCTCATGCGTTTCCCAGGAATCGTTGTGATCACCGCCCGAGGTAAAGAAGTCGCTGCCCTCGACCAGGACGGGCGCCCCATTCAGGGACGTAAGGAGTACAAGGTCGAGGGGCACAAAAACTTGGCGTTCGATGCATCAGCGTGGATCAGGTTGTCCCGCGACACTTCACCACAAATCATCGGCGCGCGTTCGGTTCACGCAGGTATCCGTCCCGGAAAGGACAAACCGCGTCAGGTGCCGGACTTCTCTCTGGAGTGGTTGGTGTTCGAGGTGCTGCTGAAGGACACCGGTGGCCGCGCCGGCCAAGCCCGTGTGCTTCCGGAGCCCGACCACTCGAGGGACCAGCCGATCGACTGGCACGCCGAACTGGAGTCCGCTGGGGACGACGTCAACCAGCTTCTCGACCTCTATCGGCGTGCTGAGCAGGACGGCGCTGACGATGACTTGCTCACCATGATCAAGCGTGCTGGCAGAGCCGCCCGTGGTGAGGATCCCGACCTCCCCGTCAACGGTGACGGGACTGGAACCGAGGAGAACTCGTGACCAAGACAACCCTGATCGAACGGATGGCCGCTACGGCGGCCTCCGCCCGTATCAACATGAAGTACCTCACCGACAAACAAATTCGCGAGGTCGAACGACTCGCCGAACAGATCCAGTCGAGCGCGATGACGGTACGCATCGAGCGACACGTAGCCGCTTCCATGGGCATCCCAGACCCGAACCTCCCCATGTCCGCCGTCCTCGACCGAACCGGCACCAACGATGGTGATACCGAAACGATCCCCGCTGTGACGAGCGGTGAACTTCCGTGACGAGTAACCGTGACAGATCCGGGCTTCTGGCCATTGTGATCACCCTGCTGTGGCTCGCCGGGATCATCACGATCGTTTTCCTCGCCGCCTATATCGGCCAATGATCCTTGCCTACCCATTTCCTGTCTCAACCCCAGGAGGAATGTTGCATCGTCTTCCGAAAGACTTGCGGAGCTATGTGAAGGCCGCCAAGAAACAAGGGTGGCGCGTGGAGGCCCGCAAGCGGAACACATGGCTGTACTCGCCGGACAGGGTCACCACCGTGTCCATCCCGTTTTCCACAGGCGACAACCGCACAGTTCAGAACGTGATTTCCGAGCTGAGACGGGCGGACGTTCATTGCTGAGCCTGGTCCCGCGGCAGGTGGCAGCGGCGGTGCGGGAACCGATACCGACCTACAACCCGCGTCGCCGCTGCCCCAAGTGCGGATACCGGTGGATACCGACTCGTTTGGTCCGCATCCCCCGAGACATCACCAGCTTCGACAGCGGACTAGTTCGTGAATACATCGCCCGAATCTGCCGACGCTGCCGTTACTGGTGGCCGGAGAAACCCTTAGATAACGATAACCTTGAAAGGACCGCATGGTGACCTCCGCGCTCCCTCCCCGTCGTGTGCGGCGGGATGTCAACACCCACCCGACTGTGCCGAGCGTTGTTTACCGCACTCATGATGGTGTGCAGCCTGTGCCAGGTCAGTTGTGGCGACACAAATCCACCCGGGTGCAGGCTGAGTTCACTCATTGGCGGAAGCAGCCGGAGTGGTTCGGTGGCCAGTGGGTGATGGTGCTGTTCAATCCGAGGTATGGGGAGTGCCGGTGGTCGCCGGATGATGTGGAGCGGGTCCGTACCTGATGAGGGTAACCCAACCATGATGGGTATAGTAGATAATGATGCTAGGGAGACATCGCAACTATCTGGAAGGACCACCCGGTGAAAGCAACCCAACTCGCTCACCCCACCCGCCGAGCACTCATGCAACGCAGCGGAGGACTCTGCGAACAATGCGGACAAGCCCCCGCCACCGACGCACACCATCGCAAACCGCGCGGCATGGGCGGCACCATGCTCACTGACAAGCACCAGCTATCGAACCTTCTCGCGCTCTGCTCTGAACACCACCGCTGGATCGAAGCCGAACGCAACAAAGCCCGAATGTTGGTGAACGGGTGGCTCGTCGACCAACACCAAGACCCCCGCACCATCCCCGCACTGATCTACAACCCGAACTACTGCGGCGCGCCTACCCGCTGCCTCCTCCACGACGACGGCACACTGACACGCTGGGACGACGACGCCGATGCTGGGGAGGCAGTCGCATGACCAACCCACGCATCTCCCGACCGAACAAGCCGAAACTGCGCATCACCCGGGCGCGGTCTCAAACCGTTCTAGCGTGGAGCAAACTCACCGGGCCGCAGGTCGTCCGCATACCTATACTCCCGGACAACATGAGCGAAGACGACTTCCAGTCCGTCGTGCTCACCGCAGCACTCCACCACGGATGGCTAGGCGTGCACTTCCGTCGTGCCATGCAAAAATCCGGCCGCTACTCCACCCCCGTACAAGGCAAGAAAGGCTCACCCGACCTGATCCTCGCCCGTGACGGCGTGGTTCTGATGGCGGAGCTGAAGACCAACACCGGTTCGCTGCGCCCCGAGCAACGAGAGTGGCGCGACCATCTCGGCAATGCATGGCGACTGTGGAGACCCCGCGACTGGGCCGATGTACTCGCCGAACTCGGCACTGGACAGCCGACCCGAACCAACGGGAACCGGTAACCGACGCCCGAACGAACGGAGACAGCAGTGCGGATTCTGGTGACGGGCTCCCGAACATGGACCGACACCCGGGCCATCCGGGACGCCCTCGCCACCGTGTGGCACCCCCGTAACATCCTCGTTCACGGGGGGTGCCCCACTGGCGCCGACATGCTCGCCAACGCCTGCTGGACCCACTGGGGCGGCCGAACCGAACCTCACCAATCTGAAACCGTCTACCAACCCTGCCGCAGCGACTGCCGCCACGGACGACGCCGCCGAGGACAGTACGGCACCTACTGCCCCGCACCACCACAACGCCGCAACCGGCACATGGTCCAGCTCGGCGCGGACATCTGCCTCGCGTTCATCCAATCCAAATCCAGCGGCGCCACCGAAACCGCCCGCTACGCCCACCACGCCGGCATCCCCGTACGCATCTACCGAACCGGGCCCGGGTCTCACCTCACTGTCCCCGCTCCCCGAAAGGACTCTGCGTGTCCGCACCCGCAGCTGCCGCTCCCCCTGTCATGAGCCTCACTCAGATCATCGCTGCGGATCTCGCGGACGCCCCACTCTCGGTCTACCCGATCGAACGGCTCACTGGGTACGCCGACCGCGACACCGTTGAACGCATTCTGGTCGGCTGGGTACGTGCCAGCATCGTCCTCATCGACATCCACCTGGACGCCACCGTGATCATCGATAGGTCCCGTCTCGCCGCGCTCGCAACTCGTTGAGGATGTATCGTTATCGGTGGATAGCCCCGGATGACCCCTGACCAGCTGGTCACGTCGCCGGGGCTTTCGCCTGTCTAGGTAAACAAGAAGGCCCGCGTCGATCACATGACGCGGGCCTTAATTTCGTGTTTTTGTTCTTTCAGGACGCCAACCGGACCTTCTGCGCCACCCCCATCAAGAACGCATCTGCGTTCGCGCGATGCACGTACCAGGTTCCATGCGCCCCACTGGGCTGGTGTCCACGGAGCTTGCCACGTCGCAGCCACTCCAGAACAGTCTTCTCATGCGCCCTCACGTAAGCAGCGATCGTGGGAGTCCCCCTCAGCCACGGCGATTCCATCGCAACCCTCCAGAGTCGAAACTACGCGCAACTATCCGCAACTTGCCGCAACTATACACGTCCGTCTGCTGCATACAGCCCTGATCGACAACGATCGGCTACTCTTCAACCCACAACCAGACCGAACGGGCGAGGGGAGAATGACATGGCATTTGTTGAAAAGCTGCCATCCGGGAAGTGGCGCGGCGGACACTGGGTCAAAACCTACGACGGGAAACGCCGTAAGCAGTGGGTCGAGGGAACCTTCGATCGCAAGACCGACGCTCGTGAAGCCGCTCAAGATTCCGAGGTCAAAGCACGACGCACCGCCTCAGTAGACTCCGGCACTGCCTCCGCACGAATCACTTGGGGTGAATGGTGGGAGATCCACTCCGCCAAGCGTCAGTTCATCAGCAACCAGGAGAGAGTCAAAACAAGTATGGTCAAGACCCACCTCGGCCCCCGCTGGGGTGACGTTCCGCTCAACCAGCTCCACCGGCGCGACGTCCAGGAATGGGTAGATGACCTCGTACGCGCCGGCTACTCCCCCAGCTACGTGCGTAGCTTGTTCGCCACCCTGCGGGCCAGCATCCGGGACGCCGTCCAGCGCGACATACTATCCACAGACCCCCTTGAAGGGGTGCGTCTACCTCGGATTTCTCGACGAGCGCGGGTGCACACCACTCTCGAAGACGTGGAAAAGATGCGCCCATACCTGCCGGACGTTCACGCAGATGCCCTCCATTTTCTTCTAGAGACAGGCCTGCGTCCTGGTGAGCTGGCCGGGCTGCATGTCCACAGGATGAACCTTGACGAGGGGTGGTTTACGGTCGCCGAGGTTTACGTGGACCGGCGCGACATCATTCGTCCAATCCCCAAGGACGGGGACGTGCGTACCGTGCCGTTGACGTCGAAGGCGATAAGTATTGCCCGCCAGCAACTTGAGAAGCGGACGCTCTCGGAGGGCTGCGGTATTCCGCACTCGGACGGCGCCGAATGCCGTCAAGACCTACTGTTTCGCAATAAGCGAGGGGGGACGCTGCGTCCGCTCTTGTTGGGCAGTCGGATCCGGGAGGCCGCGATGAAAGCGGGGCTGTCGGCACGGGGCGGGTACTCCGGTCGGCGGGGATTCGCCACGCGTGCTGCCGCCGGGGGGATAGACGCGTTCCTGCTGGCGGAGGTGATGGGTCATGCTGATGTTCGAGTCACCCGGGAGTACGTGCAGCAGGGTTATGACTCGCGTGCGAGAACGTTGGCTGCGCTGGGTGAGGCGCCGGAATTGTCGGTGGTTGATCTCGTGGGACAGCGTGGGACTGAACGTGGGACAGACCCGGGTGACCAGTCGCTACGATCTACTACGTTCAAGGGTCGCGGAAACAGTGCTTGAACTGCAGGAACGTTCCGATTCGGGGGTATCGGCTCTGATCTGCTCCTATCCAGATTCCCGCAGATGGGAGAACGTGTGGTATCGGACGTGACTAGACTCGGCATCGCATCGACCAGCGGAAATGATGCTTCCGTGGGGCAGTCGTGGGACTCAGTCCTGCGGGCGCCTCGGGACGTGATGTCCCACGGGCGGCGAGCTGCGCCGTATGCGAATGCAAAAGAGGAGGTGAGAGCGCTCTAGAGGTGGGTTGGGTACTCCTGTGAGGCCATTGCTGCCTAGTGCTCTATATAACCTCTTTAGAGCCCTCACCGGGTTGCACCGAAAACGGGCATCGGAAGCCAGCGAGCATCGGCATGCGCTGACGTTCAAGCGGTACAGGTCACGATCTAGTGAACCCGCGTGATGAGTGCCCGCTTCGAATGTATGAATCCCCGAAGGCACAAGGGACCGCCGAAGCACCATAACCAGCGCGGCGTAGCCGAGACCGTCGCTCACCGCCCAATACTGGGGAGTCCATGACGCAACCACAGGACCCGCACCACTCGTTCAACGCTGGCCAGTGGCAGCGACACCCGAGCCAGCCGATGCCGGCGCAACAGCCGCAGCCCTACCCGCAGCAGTACCCGCCCGGCTACGGCTACCCACAGCCCCCTCCGCAGAAGCGGCGCCGCGCGCTCCCGTGGATACTCGCCGGCGGATTACTCGCCGTCGCCGGGATCGCGGTGACACTCGTAATCGTGCTCATGCCCAGCGGCATCACCGTTCGCGGGACCATGATGCTGCTCGGTGGTGCTGGGCCCGGTTACAGCGACATCCATGACGGAGCGCAGGTCGAAGTGGTTAACGGGCGGCGTGACGTCATCGCCACCGGTGGTCTCCGCGCCGAGGACGACACCCTGTTCACCTTCGAAATCCCGGACGTGCCTACTGGGGAGGGTCGCTACGGCGTGGCTATCGGTCGGGACACCCGTGGTGTGATCTGGATGGACGAGGACCAGGTCAATGATCAGGATGAGCTGATTTTCATGTTGTCCCTCGGGGCACCTGAGGATGCCGAGCCGTTCGGATAGCGCCAACAGCCCCGGTATCCCCTGCGACACTGGGGCTTCGTCATGTCCAGATCACCCGGACAGCGGTAGATGTAGCGCGTTCGGCTCGGTGAGCCTGTGCGAGTGGCGAAAACCCCGGACGGTCGGCAGGTCTATACCTGCCCAACCTGCAACGGCGCGTGCACTGTGCCAGTGGAGCGCGCCGGCGGCGTCGAGATCGTAGACTGTGGCGTCTGCGACGGTAGCGGTCAGATCGTGGGAGGCCCAGCGTGAGCGACGATCAGCGACACCAGCACCAGATACATGCCCTGTGCTCAGGCTGCGACGGTGAGGGATCCACCCTGGTGCCGACTGCCGCAGTAGTGGGCGGATCACCACAGACGATCGTGATGACCCGCCCCTGCCGGTGGTGTCGAGGCACCGGGCGCCGCCCGTTCGCGGCACCGATGTGAGGTCAGCCGTCGAGGGACCACTCCGGGCCGCCGGGCTCGTCGAGCCACAGCGTGTGCCGGCCCTCCGGGGTGACGGTGAGCCCGTACCGCTCGAGCCCGGGCTGCCCGGCCGCCTGCCACGACTCAAGGATCGGCCCCAGTTCGTTCCACAGTCGTCGCGGTCCCGACTGGTACACGGTCGCCTGCTCGCCGTCGAGGTCCACACGCGCCCACGATCCTGACCCGCCGTGGACCCACCGATAGGACACCACCTGGCCATCATCGCCGTCGAGGTAAACCAGCTGGCTGCGGTCGGCGACCAGCTCGGCGAAGAACGCGCCCACCCTCAACGGCAGGTCTGGAGCAGCTACCGTCTCGGTGCTGTCGGCGTCCCCGGCCGTGGCGTCGATAACGGCGCGCGCGTCCAG